TTTGACCCTACAACCTACTAAGGAAGACCATGTCACTATCTCATGCAACAGTTGCACTCAATAGCTCAACAGCTGTTGATCTAACACCAGATAACGTAATTACAGATTCAGTAACTGGTGAAAAAAACTACACTTGGCAATCAGCTACTGTATACGTTGAAAATGTAGACACCGCTGCTACCGTATACCTTGGTGCCTCTGGAGTTACCTCTTCAAACTATGGCCTCTCTTTATTACCCGGAGCCTCTGTTTCTATTGACCTTCTTGGAGGAAATGAAAATGTGTGGGCAATCTCAAGCGGTTCTTCTAACGTAGCAGTATTGTTGGTGACAACAGCATGAGCGTAAAGAAAAGCCCTGCCCCTGCCACACTTTACTACGGCAGTTTTTATGATACTACTACTCAAAGCAATGCTGGAGCTACTTCAGCCAATCTTGTTACCCTTAATTCAACATTTTCTTCTAAAGGAGTTTCAGTAGGCTCACAAGGCAAAGTTACCTTTACTAATGCTGGGGCTTATTTGATTAACTTCCTTGGTCAATTTGCCTTTACTGGTGGAGCCAGTGATTATCACGTAACAGTCTGGATTTCTAAGAACGGCACTATCATGCCTGAATCTGCGTATACGTTTACTACTACCAGTGCTCAAGGAGCTCAAACACTTGGTAACGTAGAACAAATTATTACCGCAAACGCAGGCGATTACATTCAGTTCTACTGGCAAGCTGCTGCTACAGGAATGGCTCTTACACCTACTGCTGCAGGAACTAACCCTACTCGTCCTGCTTCTCCAAGCGTTAACCTCAATATCTATAACGTCGGATAATGCCTTTTAAGTCTCAGTCTCAGCGTAAGTGGATGTACGCTAATGATCCCAAGATGGCAGAAAAGTGGGAGGAACATACTCCCAAAGGTAAGAAACTACCCAAGAAGGTGAAGAAGAAAAATGGCAGCAAAAAAGGCAAGTAAGAAACACCCAGGCTTTGACAAAGCCTCATCTAAGATTGCTAAGAAGGAAGGTGTCTCTCAGGAGGCGGCTGACCGTATCCTAGCGGCATCTTCCCGTGGAGCTTCTAAGAAAGCTCATAAGAAGAACCCTAAGCTTAATAAGGTTAAAGGCTAATGGCTAAGGTAAAGATTGACGGTAAGACCCACAAGTTCGTTAAGAATAAAAAGGGTGATGTTATCGTAAGCCATCCAGATGGCGGAGGTCCTACTATGGATCTTACCAAAAAAGATGCTAAGATTAAGACAGTAAAAGATGGAATTGCTGCTGGACGGCAGTGGCATAAAACTCACAAGAAGGGTAAATAAATATGTGCAAAGCATGTGGATGTGGCTGCTCAAAGCCAAACTGCAAAGGCGCCTGCAAGAAAAAGGGCACCAAAAGCACCAAGAAGGGTAAGTAAGGTTAAATGGCAAATGCCGTAACACCACCTATGATCAAAGCCCCCTCTGCAACCGGAGGTGGCGTTGTCAACATAGGTGGTAAGACCATGTCTGTGCCTACTCTTGGTATTGAGCCAATCACACCAGGTAGCAACAGAACATCCAGTTACGGCATCATGCCTTCCCAAAATTCAATGTCCCAAGCTAATTGGAACTTAGCCAATAACTCAGTTTCAGCTATGCGTACTAGTGGACGTTCCCCAGCTTTCATGCAGTCCCATCTGGGACAAGAAATGCAGATGCAAAGTCCTAACTGGGGAATGACTCCTAAGCAAGGTGAGATGGCTAGGGAGATGTCAGAGAGTGGTCGTAACGCCACCTTTATGCAGGCACATCTTGGAATAGGACCTAATCAGGCCCTACCAGCAGGTACTTCTATGGGAACTTCCCACGCATCTACCCCAATGCCAAGACCTACAGTAATGGCTCCGACCTCTACACCAAAAATGTCTTTACAGTTTCAGCAGCCCACAATGGCTACTCAGACTGCTACAATGTCCTCACCGGCAACCAATGTATTTGGAAAGGTAAGTAAATGACAACACCAGAATGCAAGTGCGATAACTGCACCTGCGGAAAGAAGGGCTAAATGGCTCACAAGGATAGCAAGTTTGAAAAGGGCATGACAGCAGCCCAAAAGAAAAAGTTTGAAGCTCAGGATGAAAAGAATGATGCCAAACTAGCTAAGAAGGTCAAGAAGACCGTAAAGAAAAAGGCAAAGAAGTAATAGTTAAGCCCCCCCTGAGGGGGCTTTTCCTTTATGATTACCTTGACGCCAGAGAAATCTGGAACCCTGCTGCTTTACCCCCTGCGCCTTCCTATGGAGGATATGATGATTTACCTTGCCAAGAAACTGGCAGCTCAGGAAACTGATGCTGACCGTGTTGAGTTCATTCGTGGAGCAGCAAACCTTACTGCAAAAACTGGGGAGAAAAAAGTAGTCCTCGGTGCAATAACAGGTCTTCTGCTAGCGAAAGTTCTCAAGAAAAATGGCTAGTCTTACATCAGTATTCAACCATGCATTGAGGCGTGCTGAGCGAGCAGCTACTGCCGGATATACAACCAAGCTTCGTGAACATACCAAAGCTTACGGGTGGCCCGATCATCTAGTCTCAAGCCTCTCTATGTATCATGATGGAGAGAACCACACCATCACATATCCAAAGCATCTTGAGGAACAGATCCTTACTCTTGAGTACGGCACTCAGAGTGTTCCACCATCTCCTGCTCTCAGGACATTTATGATTGGAGGAGTGTAATGCCTTTTATCCTTAATGAGGAAGCTGCCCTTAAGTCTTTGCTAACTGGCATGACTGTATCTGATGGAGGAAATTCTGCCCGTCCGGTAAACGTATTCTATGGCCAACCTGAAAAGGAAATCCGGCAACAGTCCTACCCATACATCACTATTGACTTGGTGGGTATATCTGAGGAAGTAGACCGAGCCCATCGTGGAACTGTGACCATTCCAGACCAGACTTTCTACACCCCAGAGGGTGTAACCTCCACCCCTGTACAAACTGACTTTCCTATCCCAGTACAACTGTTTTACCAGATATCTACCTGGTCTCGTCAGCCACGTCATGACAGGGCAATCATAGCCCAGCTGTTTTCTTATGGTAGACTTCCGTTTAGATTTGGGCAGCTCTCTATACCCGAGGACGGTACCAACCGTCGTTTGGATATGTTGAGCTTTTCAAAAAGAGACACTACAGAAAATGAAAAGCGTCTCTTTAATAATGTATATAACATCCGGATAAGTGCAGAACTCTTCCAGGATGTAATTAACCAGCTATACCAAGTAACACAAAAGCCTATAATCACGACTACATACCAAACGGTATCCTTTACCGAATAATCCGGAACATAATAACTAAATGTCAACCAAACAACCTAACCCTAAGGAGTAACCGGAATGGCAACATACAGCCGCCCCGGAGTCTACATCCAAGAAGTAGCTCTACCTCAGGCAATTACCCCTGCAGATACGTCAACAGCTGTTGCCGCCTTTGCTGGTGCTCTTGCACAAGGTCCTATTGCAGCCCCAGTGTACGTAAGTACCTGGAGTGACTTTAAGAATACTTTCGGTGGATTGAATGACTCTTATCCAACCACATGGGCCGCATACAATTATTTTGCAAATAATGGCCGTGGTCTTTATGTAAAGCGTGTCGTAGGCTCAGGTTCTTCTGCTGCTTCTACAGTTCTTACCGATGGCGTATCTGGTACAAACACCGCCACCATAACTGCAGCAAGCTACTCAGGCGGAACCATTACATATACAGCTAACAACACATTTTCAGCAGGTCAAAGCGTAACAGTCACTGGTCTTAGCACCAGCGCCTTTAACGTAACCAATGCAACTATCGTATCTGCAACCTCTACTCAGTTTACTCTGACAGGTAGCTCTGGCGCCTCAGTAAGTGGTGCAAGCGGTACAGCAACAGTTACCTACACAGCTTCAAACGTATTTACCCTAACCATCTCTAACCCAGGGTCTTGGGGAAATAACTACTCGGTTCAGATTGCTACAGGCGGAGTAAACACTCGCTTTAACATGAACCTCTTTGCTACCACCACGGTAAATGGAATTACTTCTAATACCTTGGTAGAATCTTATACAGACTTGAGCATGTCTTCTACAGATGCTAACTATGTAGGTGCCGTAATTCCTGCACAGTCTAATATCTTGACAATCTCTAACATCAACACAGCAAAGTTTCCAGCAACAACTTCTTCAAACGTAAGCTTCTCTGGTGGTCTTGACGGTGCAGCACCTGCCCGTACAGACTACTCAACAGCATGGTCTACATTTGATTCTATTGGAAGCAGCCTGGTACTTTACGCACCAGATGCCTCGTACCAGTCTACTTCTACAGTTGCTACTCAGTATCATGGCGACGCTATTATTTATGCAGCGTCTCGTACAGACTGCTTTGTAGTTGTCGATACTTTGTCAGGTCTTTCAGCCACCTCTGCACAGACTCAGGTCTCTGCCATTGCCGCTGCAGCTGCCGCATCTACTACAGGAAACATTGCAGCAGCTTACTACCCATGGGTTAACATTCCAGACCCAACAAAGATCCCAGGCGCAACTCGTTTGCAGGCTCCGGGTGCTGCGGTAGTAGGACAGTACATTGCTACAGATGCAGCTCGTGGTCCAGCTAAGACACCTGCCGGTCTTCAGAACCGCATTGCCTTGGCAGTATCAACAGAACACTCGTTCACAAATGCTGAACTTGATTCTTTGAATACCTCCACAGATCCAGTCAATACTATTCGCCAGGTTCCTGGTGCCGGTATTGTCATCATGGGTGGCCGTACTTTGGATAACACTCCAAATAACCGCTACATCAACATTCGTCGTTCCTTGATTTACATCGAGAAGACTTTGACAGAGCTAACTTCGTTTGCTCTATTTGAGAACAATGATTATCGTCTATGGACAAGAATCAATACTGCTCTCAATAGCTTCCTCTTTGCATACTGGAATAATGGAAACTTGCGTGGAAATACTTCTGCTCAAGCTTACTACGTAATTTGTAACGATTCAAACAACTCATTTACTGACATCCAAAATGGAAAAGTCAATATTACAGTTGGCGTTGCACTAGAATATCCGGCTGAGTTTGTTGTCATTCAAATTGGACAACTTACTGGAAACGCTACGGCATAAGGAGAAGATAAAAAATGGCAATAACTAACCAAAATCAACTAAGTAACTTGATGACGGATCCGGTCCGTAATTTTAAGTTCCTTGTGCAATTTAGCCCAATCTCCCCAGATGGTAAAACCCAAGATGCTTACTGGAATAAGAGTGCATCTCAGAGTAGTACGGCAAACTCATTTGGTACGATGGGGTTTGTTTCCCTTACCGGCCTAAGCGTATCGACAGAGTCGATTGCTTACCGTGAAGGCGGATACAACACCAACGTTCACCAGATTCCAGGACAAAGCTCATTTACACCAATCACCCTTACTAAAGGTGTTATGTTGGGACAAATGGGTAACGCTGACTGGATGCGCCGTTTGTTTACCGTACTAACCCCACAGTCGGGGCCTACAGTCGGTGAGCAATTCCGTTGCAACCTAGATATCCAGGTTCTTACTCATCCAAATCCTGGCTTCACTGCAGGAAGCGATTCTACTGCTATGGGTGATGGTGCAACAAGTTCACCACACACCTCACTTCGTTTCAAGGTCTATAACGCATGGATTACATCCTTGACCTATAGCAACCTTGATGCAGGTGCTAACACCCTCATGGTAGAGGACATTACTTTGGTACATGAAGGATTCGATGTATCATACGCAACTGATTACACAAAGGGTGGAACAGCCCCAGGTCTTGGCGGCTATAACGCATAATCTATTAAAATAAAAAGGTACACAATATGACTACAAAAACAGTAAACGCAGCACTAGATCCATCAGTAGCTAACAAGCTAGCTACAGAAGCAATGTCTGATCAGGAGGCAACAGTTAAGGCTTTTAAGCCTGACGTTAAGTTGCCTCCTGCTACAGATGTAGAATTGCCTGGTGGCTTAATGGATCCCTTTAGCGGACTCATTAAGACAGCAGAAGTAAGGGAGCTCAATGGAGCTGATGAAGAGGCCATCTCTAAGATGGCTGATCCAGGCCGAGCTCTCCTTACAATTCTAGAACGAGGCACAGTAAAGATTGGCTCTGAGAAGGTAACTGAACCACTATTAGATTCACTCTACGCTGGTGATAGGGAAGCAATCCTATTAGCTATTAGAAAAGCTACCTTTGGTTCAGATGTTAAGCTTGGACCAGCTCCTTGCCCATCATGCGGTGAAGAGCAGGTATTTGAAGTAGATTTAGATAAAGATGTTCCAGTAAAGACTCTGGAAGGTCCTGGAGAATTTACAGTAGATTGTAAGGTAGGAGAGGTAAGAGTTACCCTTCCTAAGGGCTCTGCTCAGAAGGCTGTCATTACTTCTAGCAACAAAACTGCAGCAGAACTAGATACAATTATTCTTAATAACTGCGTGTTATCTATAAATGACACGCTTGTAATAAGTCCGGCAGCTGTGAGGAATCTCAGCATCATGGACCGCAGGAAGATTTTAGAAGAGATTACAGACCGCAACCCTGGCCCACAACTCAGTGAAATAAAAGTCTCATGTCAATTCTGCGGCACGGAGGTACCGCTTCCGCTAACTTTAGCGGAGTTGTTTCGCTAGTGCAGTAGATTACGAGACCTTAATGGATATGTACTACCTATTAACGGAGGAATATCCTGGATGGTCTTTAGAAGACGTACGTTCCCTAAGTATACGGGAACGCTTAAACTGGTTAAGTAAAGCTACGGGAAGAAAAAGGCGGTGAGTTAAATGGCAGATGCCTATGGTAATGCAGTAGGGCCTTCAGATCAGCCTGGCTATGCAAGCGTAGAGTCAGCTGCCTTTGACGCCATGCCTAAAGAATGGCTAAAGCTATTTACAGATGTACGTAAGATCGTCAAAGAAATTGTTGCCGATGTTAATACTTCTACTCAAAAGATACAGTCTGCCCGAGGTATTGTAGATCAAAATACCCCTGG